TCTATAAATGTTCTCTTGCCAGTAATAGGTCCTATTGCTCCTAATCCTGCAAATGTTAAAGAGTTTACTATTCTTTGTTCAGGGTCGGGGGCTTCCATACCAAATCCTAATGCGCCCAAAGATATCATTCTACTTGCAGGTGCTAATGAAGCTGCTAATTCTGTATACTTACCTAAGACTGCTCCTTTTGCACCCTCTATCAAAGCCTGCTTCATGCCTTCATCTGAAGCCCTTACAAAGTCTACTGCCGCAACTCCCGCTACAGGAGATTTTAAAACACCTATTGCTCCTGCATATTGTGCCGCCATTCCTGGTGCTGCCCCTACTCCAGTATATAACTTAGTCATAAAAGTATCAGGTGCTTTAGCTTTTATTTTTTCAAACTTCTTTGTTTGTATTTCTTCAAAATCTTTTAATGTGTCATAGGATTTTTTAGCAAGTCTTTTTACTAGGCCACCATCATCTACGTCTTTTCTTGCATCTTCTTTATCTTTATCACTTAATACAAATCCAGGAATATTAGCTAAGTTGTGATATAAATCTCTAGTGTAATAATTAAATCCTAATTGGCTTCCATAATAAGCACTCTTGAATCCTCTAGTTACATCACCTTTAAAACTTTTTTCTTCATCTTTAATAGCCACTTCATCAGAAAAAACGTAATCATTCTCTTCATCTACTCTTTTTTGAGCATCTTGAATAATGTTTACTATTTCCTCTTGTGGCATGTCGTCAGGAAAATTGACAACAGCCCCGTCTGGCATTTTAATTGTTGGCATCTAGCCTCCTGGATTTTGTTCTTTTTGGATTCTATCTAAATATTCTTGAGAGCTTTCGGCTTGAGGATTAAAAATGTTCATAACATCTTTATATACGTTGGTATGATAATTTATTAAATCTGCGTTTGTAACCTCTTCCGCTGTTTTACCAATCTCAGCACCAATTCTTTTTTTCTCTAAAAATCCTGCACTACCGACAGCTTGTAGAACATAGTTTTGTAATCCTTTATCCATAGTCTGAAAACCTTTTCCGACAGATACAGTAGTGGAGCCTAAATCCTGAGTTCGTACTTGACCTACGTCTGCTCTAATATTTGCCATGCCCTCTTCAACAATACCTTTAGTAAACACATTTGCTGTGTTATCAAATATACCTAAATAATTATTAAGATTCTTATTTAATGTTTCAGATTGTAATTTATCTTCCTCCTTTAAAGTTTGTAAATAAGATGTATCTGTAGATTTTAAATTCATAGACTCTAAATTTTTTCTTACTTGGTCTACATCCTCTAAAGATGCCAATGATTCTAAATCATTTCCTTGTTGAGCAAAAGAATTTAATAGAGGGAGGTAACTACTTCCTAAGTTTGTAGCTAGTTTTTTAAAGGCTTTAGCTTTTTCTTGTCTTTTCTTAAAGCCTTCGTTATATTCTCCTTGTAAATTATTATATTTATTTAATGCTCTTTCTTGATATGTAATAATATTATCTCTAGCTTGTTGTCTTTTGTCTAGGTACGCTTCACCTGCACCAATAGCAACATCCCTTAAAAATTTACCGCTTAGTAATCCCATTATTTATCTTCCTCTTCTTTTTTGCTCATTAAACCTTTTGACACTTTCTTTTCTTCTTTAGGCTCATCTTCCATATTATCTGGATTTTGCTCTAACACTGTTTCAATTAATTGTTCGGTAGTATTTTCTTTTGGTTTTTCTAATTTTATTTTTTTAATACCTGCTTTTTTACCCATAGCAACTATCATGTCTGAGACAATAGGAACTAATAATAATCCTACATCAGGATTAAATTTACCTTCTACGAAACCCGCAAACACTATAACTTTTACTATTTCTTCCACTGTTAATCCTGCGTCTAGAAGAACTAATATTTTTTCCATGGTATCTTCTTTATGTATACCATCCCATATTGAATGTGTTGCATCTTCTACAGTTGCAAATTGGGGTGAATGCTCCCAAGGATAATTTCCTGGAGTATCTGTTAATGCTTGACCTGGTACAGGTGTATCAAATGGATTTTGTTCTCTTACTGCCATGTTATCCTCTTAAATAATCCGTTAATAAACTAGACCAAAACTGTCTTGTTTGGTCGTATGTAATTTGTTGGGGAGCTGTTACTTTTCCTGCAGGGTCTAAAGGGGATGGCAGTGTAGGTATTCTCCTATCTTTAGATGACATTAAATCAAGAGCCTCCATGGCACTCATGCCACTAGAGCCACCACCTTCTTTTCTTCTACTACTTAACACTGTAGACCCTATACTTAAAATTGTTCCTATATCCATATCTTTCTCCTAATTATTTTTTTACGTTATCACTAATAACTGCTAATCCTATTTCCCCTATTAATGAATTTAAGTTTGATTGTGCTTGTTCATCTAATAAAGCAAGAGATGTTTCTCTATCTAGTGCAGCCATGGCAATGTTATGTGCTCTATCTTTTGCATTCTCAGAAGATTGATTTATCCATGATGCTTCATCTCTCCATTGTTGCCATAATGATGACAATGCAAAGTTAGATATCTGTAATAAGTTTTGTGTGTCTGTTTGATTAGCTGCATTAATACTGGCTGTGTTTGCAGTATTGATTTGTCTTCTCCAAGTTACATTTGACTGGTCAATAACTCTTTGATTCTCTACGTTAAACCTTTCTCTTTGGTCTTTTAGTTGTGCATTAAACTGATTGATGGCTGCTTCTCTTTGTGCGTTAGCTTGGTCTACAGCTATTTTATTGTTAGCGTTTTGTGCAGTGGCTTTATTTCTTTCTGCTACAGAATACTGATTCATAGCATCTGTTCTTTGTGCGTTACTGCTATTTATTTGAGTTTGTAAACTTGCAAAAAATTGGTCTGTTTGGGATTGACTTCTAGCATTAAATTGTAAAGCAGCGTTACTTGCAGATTGGTCTGATAAAAGCATTTGCTGTCTTAATTGTATATTTGCTAAATTTGATTTTTGTCTATTGTCTAAATTTTGCATATCCATTTTTAGATAAGATTGTGCATTTACTAAAGCTGCTTGTTGTCTATTGTTTAAATTTGCAAAGATAGCTTGTTTATATGTGTCTGCATCTGCTTTAGCTATTGGTATAGAAGCATTAACAATACCTTGTGCTAGTGCCTCCGCAGCAATGCTAGAAGCACTAAGGCCTCTTTGTTGCATTGCGGCATCAACAATTCTTTTTGCACCTTGAGCATATGCAGGTAATGGCTTACCCTCATCTACTGAAGTTTGTATTGCTTGTGATATGTTTGCTAATTGGCCTTGAACTGTAGCCTCTGGGGGTAAAGATGTAATATCTTCTTGTGCCGCAACCATAGGTTGTGAAACTGTGCCTTGTGCCGCAGTCATTTGAGGTGCTGTCGCCCCCGTTACTGCTTGATATTGTGGTGCAGTCGTTGCTTGAGTTTGTTGTATTTGTGCTGCACTTGGAATATCTACTGATGCCATAGTAGGTGCAGTAACTGCTGTTGGAGCGGTTGCCGTAACTTGTCCTGTTAAACCTTGTGTTGCTTGTGTTGTAGATGTGGTAGGTGTCTGTAATGCTAGTCCTGGTGTAACTGCTGTTCCCTGTGCTAATTGTGGTTGTGATATTTGAGAGCCAACCTGTGCTTGAACAAAGTCAGATGGGTCAGTCAGTGTTTGCTCAGTTGAAGTTTGTGTTGCATTCATAAATTGTTTGTATGCAGCTTCATCTGGGAACTGTTGTTTTTGTTCAGGTGTTAGTTCTCCATAAGGTTTATATGCCATTAATTGTCTCCCATTAAATATGATTCCATCCACATAATTTTTTCTTTAATGACCGCAATATCTTGTTGCATTTGTGCAACTCTATCAGCTTTTGCTTCGACTGCCTGTAGTCTCTCGGACCACATTCCCCATGTCATAGCAATACTGGCAACAATTACCACATAGGGTAATATTACTTTAAGGTCTAGTTTCATTTGCTTCCTTAATCATTTCATTTAGTTTATTAATTTTCTCTGCCATAGGCGAGTTCATTAAATCTGTCCTCAACTGAAAATTTCTCTCAGCCCATCTTTCTAGTCTTTCTACTAAAAACTTGTTATGTGTGTGTAATTCTTTATTTTCTTTTCGTAATTCTTGCACTTGTTTTTCTAATTTAGTTAATGACATATTATCTCCTTATTATTTTGTTAATGCGTTAAGTGGATTGTTTAGTGCCTTTTGTATTTTTAGCTCTAAATCGTCTTCTAATTGTTTGATATTGTCTAGTAATTCTCTGTGATTTTCTTTAGTAGAATCTTCAACTGAATTTACTATTGATTCTATATGTCTATTATCTTTTTGCATATTACGCAAGTCTAATCTTAAATCGTCTTTTAATTCTTTAGCTACGTCAGATACTAATTTTACCTCTTCTAGAATCATTTGCATTTCTTGTTTAAGCATAGTTACTTCTTGTTGTGCTAATTCTATTCTTTTATCATAGTCAGAAAGGTCAGGGCTTACAAAAGAATTTATCTTTTTCTCCATTAAGAGGTATCGCTGATATACTTCAAATCCTCCCCAAAGGCCACCAATAAGTGTACCTATAAGAGGTATTATAAGTAGTAGCTTTGAGCCACCTACTTTAACTCCTTTGTACTCAATTTCTGCCATATTGTAAGTTCTCCAACTCTAAATGTTTTGCGTCATTGCTCATCATTAAATAATATTGTGCTAAATTATTATCTTCTATAACACTGTCCTTTAATGTTTCGTTTGTAAAAAATCCTTCCACATCAGGTATAGTAGTTTCTACAAAAAAATCTTTACTGTTAGCTAATACTTGCATTACTATCAAAGTTTTTAGTTGATTGTTTGCTTCGTATCTTCCTTTATCACCCATTTTCTTTACAATCTTTGTGGCTGCTTTTTGTTTTTGTTCTTCTTGTTTTTTGGGTGCTTGTTTAATTTCTTTCTTTGGTTCTTCTTTTTGCTCTTCTGTTTCTTCTACAGGTTCTTCAGTTGATTCTTCAACTTCTTTCGGTTGTACTTCTTCTTGTTCATCACTACTCTCATCTTCCACAGTGGATTCTTCAGTAGCTTCGCTATCGGGTTGTTCGATTTCTTCAGGTTCATTTGGTCCACTATCCATGTCAGTTTCCATAGTAGGTTCTTCGTCTGTAGGTTCCTGTATATCCATAGTCGGTTTTTCTGTTTGTGGTTCAATGTCAATTTCTACCTCTGGTTCTTCCATTTTAGCAACTACCATTGGTGGGGGAGCATCTTCCATTTCCATATCCATAGGTATTTCTAATTCCATTTCCATTTCAATATTTACTATTTCTATGTCCATAGGCATTTCCATATCCATGTCTGTAGTTATAGGCATATCAAACTCTGGCATTTCTATTTCCATACCAAAATCTACTTCAAACTCTATTTCCATTTCTACAGATTCATATGTAAAATCTTCCATAGGTTCTTCTATAGGTTCAAATGTAAAAATAGGAGCATCTTCTACGGGTTCGTTAAACTCAAATATAGTCTCTACAACATCTATAATTTCTGTAGTAACATCTGAATTTAATGATACATACATTTCTACAGTAGTTATTTCTTGTGATACTATTGTGTTTATAACATTGTATAATACGTTAATACTAACATCATCAAATAAAGGTCCTACTGCTAGATTTATATCTCTACCACCAATCTCTACCACCAGTGTTGTAAGGCTACCTGCAAAATCAAATCCTCCAGAATATTCTTGATATCCTGTAGTTACCCCAGTTTCTGATAAAATATCTGTGCCACTAAATACTGAGGAGTTGCCATATCTACCTGTAACATGCATGTAGATTCTATCTTGAGGGTCTTGCTTATCTATTTTAATAGTGTAATTAGTTCTGCCACCAGTAGTTATAGTTAAATCACTTATATCTATAGTTTGTATAAATGTTGTACCCATACCAGATACACCCATAGTTGATGTAGAATTACCACTGCCTGTAATTGATGCACATTTATCTGTACCTAATCCATAACAACCAGAGCCACTTGGCATACTTGCAGGTCCTTGACCTCCCCAGTCTGAATCCATATCACCTTCCTTAGAAGATGTTACATACCCGTTACTTCCATCCAATACATCCCCTGAATCTTCAATAGTAATGGTGGTAGTAGTAGTATCAATAACAGTGGTAGTAATAGTATTAATGCCTGTTCCATCTTGCTCGGTTTCTTCCGTGATGGTTTCAACTATAACCTCTTCAGTTCCAGGTGTGCATAAACCTAGGGTGGTATTTGTACAATCTGCTTTTAAATTAGAGTAACAAAAGCAAAGCCAAACCACCAAGAGTAAATGTTTTAATTTGTGCATTTCTTTCTTTATGTACTCCTTGATTTAATTCATTAAGCAATGCTTGTTTTTCTTGTTCAATCTTTTTTTGTTCTTCTTGTTCTAATTTTAAAACTTCTTGAGTAAACTCTTCTTGTCTTTTTTCTGCTTCTTCTATAGATAAAAATACTTTACTTCCTGCAGGAACTAGATGTCTATTAGATTCCCAACCTTTCTTTGCGTCCTCACCTATGGCCCCCATAAATGGACAATAAGTTGCAGACATCCACATGGCATCAAAAATTCTGTGGTCTGCACATAATGTACTCACCGCAGCTACACGCATATTCATACCATATAAAGAACGTGCTAACTTAATCATTTCGCAGTTCATATCTCTTACTGTAACGCCACTGCTAATACCTAATACTTGGGTTTGAATTGCTCCCGAATAGGCCGACTTACATATATCACTGTTATTTACCACCACGGATGGACTATTTGCTGTAGGTGGTGTGTTGTTTGTAACTACAGTTGATGACACAGTATTCGTATCAGCGGCCCTTGAATCTGTAAATATAGCCACTGCTGTAAACATAGCTAATATCATTAATATTTGTTTCATATATTATATTCTTTTGCTTTTATTCTTAGGTTTATTGTTTGATGCAAACTTTATCTTCAAAGGATTTAAGTTTGAAAATTTAAAACTTGATGATACGGCTTTTTCTTTGAATACATTATATATATATTTTATCACTGAAACACACCTCTATCTGGTCTATAGTAAGTATTAGGGTCTATCTCATCTGTCAATAAAACATCCGTACCCCAACTAGTTACGCAGTAAACTAAATACTTAGGATGATATTCTAATAATGTGTATGTTCTTGTTACTTGATTTATGTAGTAAGCTGAAACTAACATTTCAGGATGGTCTCTATATGTATTGTTAGGCCCTTTTACTTTTGTAAACTGCACTGCAGTCCATACTAATCTTTCTTCTTTCTCTGCTATAAGTGAAAAAGTTTCTTCGTGACTAGCACACATTACAGGTTTTTCATTCCATTCTGCTGCCAGTAGTTTGGTAGATAATCCAGTACATAAAATTGTTATATATACTAAAATTAAAAACCATAGTTTATTTAAATATTTCATTATTTTATCCTTAATGGTTTCATCATACGAATCATATCTTTATTCTTTTCTTTCTTTCTTTTCTCAAACATATCATTAGCAGTCATTCTACCTGCGGTAGGTCTAGCTGCTACATCTGTCCTCATCTTAGGGGACATTGGTTTAGATGTTTGTTTAGATTCTACCATAGATTGTCGAATTGGCTTCATTCTTTTTTTCATGGGAGCAGTAGTTTTAGCTACTACTTTTGGTTTTTCAGGAGCAGGTTGAGGCTTTATTTTAGACTTTAACTTAGCCTGTTTTATTGCCTCTTCCTGCTGTTTTTTCTTTGGTAGTCTTTGTGTTTTAGGTTTCATTAACAACCTCCACCACAACCACCGC